AGAAAAGAATCCCCTGAGACCGTATGTAAAAAACTTCGAATTTCCGCCCAAGCATATACGCTTGGTGATTTGGCAATGCTTGACAGAACAGCAGATGCTATTGATGTGGTTCCCGCAACCTCTTCAACAACCTGTTCTAATGTTTATGCTGTAGCCATGGAAACAGTTGCTGCAACAGCAACCGAAGCATTATTCTGTCTCGTGGACCCATTGCAAGAATGGGAAGTTGATTGCACCAATACACCCGCAGTCAATGATAATTATCAACGTATGTTATTAACAGATAAATCAACTATTAATAACACACATACAGACAACACAAGCGATGAAGCAGTATTCATGCAGACTGGTGTTGTGGGAGCTGCCTCTGCAAAGAGAATAGTCGGCAATATCCTTAAAGTAGCTAATGTAACAGCATAAATATATGTCCGCACCTTTATCAATTAACCAGGCAGCAGATTTAGTAGATCTATCTATTCAAAAGATTTTTGAAAAATCTGCTGAACCTGAAAAAGTTTACGACAAGTATTTCAACGTTCGAACAACAGAGGATTATTATGAAAAAGATTCCTCATTATCTGGTTTAACACAAGCAGATTTCGTTGATGAGAATGGAGTAATAATGTCAGATACCCCCGTTCAAGGTTATAAGAAAGTTTATACTCAAAATATGGTTGGTATCATTGTTCCCTTCACATTTCAGATGTGGAAATTCGGTATTAAAAAACGCGACTTAGCAAATGTTGCTAAACAATTGAAAGATTCTATTGCACAAAAGAAAGAACAACTTTGTGCAGAAAGAATTGATAATGCTTATTCAACATCATATACACACTATGGTTCGTCAGCAAACAAAACAATAAGTGTGGCTGGTGGAGATAGCGTAGCAGCTGCCTCAGCTTCACACACACGTGAGGATGGTGGAGCAAATATGAATAACATTGTTTACGATGGTACAACATATAACCTTCCTTTTGATTATGCTGGTGTAAAAGCTGCATACAGAACAGCTGGTTTAATGGTTGATCCTCGTGGTATGCCAATGATTCCTGATCTTAATGTTTTGGTTTGTAAGAAAAATTCTGCAGTCCATTTTAAGGCAAAAGAAATTCTTGGTGCTATTAAGAGTGGTAAGATTCCAGAGTCCTTTGATCATGATGGTTCAGGAGTAAATGCCTTCGAAATAGTTGCAGTTCCTTGGATTCAAAATGCAAATTATTGGGCAATGTTTGATTCGTCTATGAAGAACGATAATTATGGATTCCAGTTTGTGGAATCACAACCTCCAATGGTTGATCCTGTAAATGTTGTTTATAAGACGAAAGAAATTCAAACAAGTGCAACAACGTTGTTTGATTTAGGACACAACGATATCGCACGATCTTGGGTCTTTAGTAATGGTACGAGTGCATAGTAAATTATTAGTTAATAGAGGTTTTACGCAGTGGGGGAGGGAAACCGAACTATACAATGTATAATCTCTTATAAAATATGAGTACATTTTATGGAAGACCATATTCAACTCCCAAAAATATAACTCTTTCCCAGGGTTTGTTAAGATTTGGTGCAAAACATGCATCTAATCCTTTTGGAGATGCGACTTATGGTTTATACGTCGACGATAGTACTGGAAAACTAATTTTTAGAAGTTTAACAACTTCTTATACATTAGACGGAGGTGGTGGAGGTGGGACTCCATCTTGGGATTCAATTATTGCAGGAGATCAAACAATGCAAATGGGGGCCTTGCCAACATGGACCATTGATAGAAATTCTGGTAATAATGATATCTTAACTATCACAAATACCGGAGCTGGAAGTGGTGATTTAATTCAAATCACAAATGTTGGTACCGGTAAAGATATTAATGGAACTTCTGGAACCTGGTCATTCTCCAAAGTGGGAGATTTGGTTGCCAATAAGGTTACATTTGCCGGAGATGCTGGATCAGATTCTATTACTTTAACCGCCGGGGATGTTTCAATCGCAGATGGTTCTTTAACAATTGTTGATGCTGATAACGCTACTTCTCTATCGGTTACAAATGCAACAGCAACATCATCAACTGTTATAGCCTTTATTGGTGGTGGAACATTTACAGGAAATACAACATCGTCATTCATGACTGTGACCGCAACTGGTTTAACGACTGGTACGGTTATGTATATCCCAGTAGCTTCTCTTACAACTGGTAAAGCTATAAATATTGTAGGAACAACAGCCCTTACAACAGGTATCTTGGTTAATATTGAATCTGGTACAACTGGAACTTCATTAACTGGAGCTGGTAGATTACTTTATGTTAACCATACTGGTACAGGAACAAGTACTGGAATATTATCAGAATTTACCTCTGCAGCCGCAGATGAAACTGTTATCTTAAAAGTAACAGCTTCTGGTGCTTTAGCTAGTGGATCAATTCTTTCAATTTCTGGTTCTTCAATGACTACTGGTAATGGTATTGAAATGTCAGATCTTGATTCTTTGACAACTGGTATTGGGTTAGATATTGAATCTGCCGCAACCGCTATAACTGGTGTTGGTAGATTACTCTATGTTAATCACACAGGGGCAACGAGTACGTCTGGTATTCTTTCTGAGTTTGCATCTGATGCAACAGATGAAACAGTTGTGGTTAAAATTAGTACAGCTGAGATGGTTAGTGGTATTGCTTTAAATATTGTTGGCACAACTGGTATGACAACTGGTTCTTTGATTAGAGCCACAACCTCAACAGCAGAAGCAGTAGCAACTAATGGTATTTATTCATTTAAATCAACAGGAGCATTTAGTTCAACATCAAATGCAGGATTAGTTGATATTGGAGCTTCAGCAACAACTGAGGGTACCTTGGTTCATATTGCATCTTCTGCCGCTGGACAAACAGCAACTTCGCTTCTTTATGTAGAAGCATCTGGTTTTACGACTGGATACACAGGAGATGTTGCAACGTTTAAATCTAGTTCAACAACTGGGGATTCAAGCGTTGTGGCAATTTCTGCAGCTAATACAACAGATGGTACTGCATTAAAAGTAACCTCAGCAGCAACCACAACAAATGGTAAAGCTATTGAAATTATTGCCGATGCATTGACAACTGGAGTAGGTGTGTTATTTGCACACAAAACATCGGTTATTGCAGACGGTGGTTCTATGTTAAGACTTTCTGATTCAGGAGTAGCAACAGGTGGTACAACAAATGGATATATGCTTGATATTCAAAATACAGGCTCAACAGCCGGTACAATGGTTAAGATTTATTCTAACGTTGCAGGACAGACAGCTACTTGCTTACTTGATATCGCAGCTAGTGGATATACAACTGGTTATACAGGATCGATTGTAAAGATAACGGGCGTTTCAACAACCGGAGATTCAAATGTCCTTCTTGTGACCGGTGCTAATACTACAGCTGGAAATACTGTAAAAATTGATGCTGCTGGATTAACAACAGGTACTGGATTACTTGTTACTTCTGCTGGTACTATTGTAGCAACAGGAGAGCTTGTAAGTTTAATAGCTAACAGCGCAACTACTTCGACAGGAATATTGAGATTATCGGCAACTTCACTTACAGATGGTTGGTGTGCAGAATTTACGGGTGGTGGAGCAAACTTCACTGCTTCTGGTGGAATGTTGAGCCTAGCAATGGGTGCAGCAACCGTAGGAACAGGATTACAAGTTGTTTCAACTGGTATTTATACTGGAGAAACTGGCTTGCTTGCCCTTACAGCAAATTCGGCTACAACTGGAGTAATTGCAGCAATTTCAGCTACTGGTTTAACGACTGGTGCAGCCTTGAAGATTACAACTAACACCACAGCAACAGGAGAATATATTAACTGTTACGATGGTGCAGCTGTTGACTTTAAGGTTTCAAGATATGGTGCAGTTACCATTGCTGGTAATGCAGCCGGAACAGCCGCTTTGACACTTTCAGCTGGTGATATTGTCACCCTTGGTGGTAACTTAAATATTTCAAATAAAGTTATCTTTTCAGGAATTGAGACAATCGCTGGTGGTGGAACAACAACAGCCGCTGATATAACA